GGAACCAAGGCCACTAATTCCACCCATGAAACCACTCGCCATTCCCTTGAGATTGAGGTCTGGTATTTGGAGAGCACCTTTCATGTTCTCACCTCTTACATTCTTTTGTTTGTCACCACTGAAGTTACCACCTTCTCTTCCTCTATCCTTAGCTCCAGTTCCTCTTTGGCGTTTTGTCTTTTCTTCTTTAAGTTTTTTCTCTTTTACCTTAGATCCATCAGGTTTTATACCGAACACTCTTAAGTTAATGTAATCTTCAAGTGGCAAACTTAATTCGTCTACTATTTCTTTACTACCAAAACCTCGTCCTGTAAAATTAACTAGTTTACTCTCTACTTTTTTCTCTTTTCCGAATAAACCTTGTTTTGTAGTTGTCTCAGGGGAAAGACCTGATACAGCTCTGATATTTCCATCATAAGGCTGATCATCAAAGAACCACCCCATCTCAATCATGTCTTGATAATTTTCTGGTGCTTTCTTCTTTTTCTTTCCAAATGGTAAAATTCCACCCATAAATTTTTCTGGGATCGCTTTGTTCAAAGGAGCAACTGTTGATTCTTTTTCTTCCTTTGGTTTACCAAAGTTCATTACACCATCGAGTTTAGATATAATACCACTGAAAATATCATCTGTCTTTCCTTCTGTTTTACCTACTTTGTCTGTGTCTTGTTTCTTTTCTAATTTCTTTTTCTTTGCTTTCGCCTGAATATCCTGACTTCTTTTTAACCCTGCCCCAGCAGTATTGGCCATCAAACCAGCGGTTGCGACCTTGGCTACAGCTGGTAAAGCGATCATTGCAGCACCAGCTACAGCAAGACCTTTAAATACATTACCTATTAATCCACCGCCTTTCTTTTTCTTACCTTTCTTTGCTTTGGATAACTTTTCAACAAAATCAACCGCTATTTTCTCTGCTTTCTCAAGAAAATCAACAGTCTCTTCCATATTTTTCTGCATACCAACAAGACCACCAGCAAATCCTTGTAAAGACTTTAGCCCACCATCAAATATTTTACCCAAGAATTTTTTAGGATCAAATGAATCTACTTTCTCTTCTATTTTATTTGATAACTTTGGAATTAAATTCTGAACTCTGGACTCTACAAGTTTATTAATCTTCCTAATACCACCATCTTTAAGATCTGGTCTGATCGGTTTGATTTTTGGTAATACAGACTTTAATCCACCACTTCCTCTTATTCCACCTAAATTATTACTTGCCGTTCTGGTTGATACTATCTTATTAACAGCACTATTTTGTACAAATTTTGACTTCTTAGTGACTTTAGACACACCTTTGGCAAAATTCATAACTGCTAATGCTTTTCCACCAAATCTAGCCATTGCGTGCTTGTCCCTCTCGAGCTCTTTGTTTTAGTTGTTCCTCTTCAATATGAAGTTTGAGTAGTCCCACATAGACATCCCTCTCCCACGGAGGCATATTCTCTATTTCCCATAAACTATATTTATGGTACTGCATGAGAGCAAAATTGATTTTGAAGTATGTCTCAAGATCAACATGAGACATACTTAGGCGAAAAAATCCGATAGCCCCTCTAATACTACTGTGTTTTTCTTTTTAGTGTTGGGATTAACTACCTCTAGTGTATGTGATAATTTAGGCATAGTTTCAAAGAATTTCTCAATCTTTTGAAACTGTTGTGAAGTCAAAGACTCTACCCACTCTTTCAGTTCTTTTTTAGTACATTCAGTTGCTGAGAACATTTCCTCATCATTATAAACCATATCAATAGTAGATGCTATCATTTCAAATGATTTTTCAACAACATCTTTCCCCTCATCAGGGCCAAAAGTATTGTCTACAAACTGACTTAATGATGGATACTTCATTTTTACGGTATAACCATCAGCTAGTTCAATGTCTGGTGAATGATCTTTAGATTTAGTGACTTCAATATCATCAATAGCAACCGTCACAGGAACCTCTGTCTCTCCATCATCTCCACAGGTGACAAGTAATTCTATAGTCTCACCTACAGATTTGGCACGAACATTTAAAAATAAGTATTCAATGTCAAAACTAGGTAGTTGATCAACTTTGACTCCTTTCGTTATAACACATTCTTTTAGAACCTGTTTTACAGCATTAGTAATTTCTTTGCTATCTTGTGATTCAAGAGAAAGTATGAGAATCTTTTCTTCTTTTACAAGGAACGGTCTGTATTTAATTGTTTTCCCTGTTGAGGGTAACTTCAATTCATACTCAGCCGTTGTAATTTTTGGTAAGGGCATAATAAGTAATTATTCTTTATTATTTAGAGGGTTAATTTGACGCTTATTTACCAGGCCCGAATACGTTACTCTTCGGTACGTTATTTTCCATTGAATTATCGGCATTGACTACACTTGTGAGTCCCTTAGTTGGGGTATCTGGCGCTGGCATTCCTTGATTATTAACAATATAGTACCTATCGTATGAAAAGTCAACTACAACCTGTATCATTGAAGCTGATGAGTAGTTAAGAGGTATGTCTTGTATTGAAACTGGAAAAGCATTCACGAAATTATAGGAAAGAGCATCTGGTTTATACTCTTTACCAACGTTAGGGCCCATATCGTGATAAGATTTACCTTTCTGTTTTTTAGTTCCAAAAGTTCTTATCTCATGCCCAAAGGTGGGATCTTTTCTAATATCCTTTATAAACACTTCGTCTTTCATCTCTGGATCGTAATTTCTTTCAAATTTTGTAATTTTTATATTTCTTTTGTAATCGTGTGGATATCTTTGCCTATGAAAGGCATATCTCTCACCATGATTAGGGTATCCGCCTGGATATCCCTGTGTATGTTTGATCCCCTCTTGTGTAATATACAAAGGATTCATAAAGTTCATCCACTCTTGAAATAATTTTAATATTTTATAATCATTAGCTAAGTAAAAAGATATCGATATATCAGTATACTGTCTCTGTGTTGCAAATCTCTCTCTAATACCCTGTCTACTTCCTATTTCCTGTGCAACAGACATTGATGTTCCAGGCAACATTGCTTCGTTTGCTAATAATTCATATCTCTCTTTATCTCCCTGATCCATCAATCCACATGATGTAAGCCACTGACTTAGATCATTTGCATTTTTTTCCTTTTCATATACACTAGCTGAAGCAGATTCCAACTCAACTGGGAAAAAATCTTTAGGTTCTGCTCCTATTGTGGCAAAGTCCAATTCAATTTTAAAAAAGTTCGATAGGGCAGGAGCTCCCAATGCAGATCTAAACTGGTCTAAATCTTTTACTAACTTATCATCGCTAAAATAACTTTTCTGTTGCCTGGCCATCTAAATAAAAATATGACTTATCATACTATGTATATGTCTTATAAAGGAAAATTTAGACCAAAACATGTAAAAAAGTATAAAGGTGATCCCACTCAGATCGTTTATAGGTCATTATGGGAGAAAAAATTTATGCAATATTGTGATCTTACTGAAAGTATAAGTCAATGGCAATCTGAAGAATTCTGGATTCCATATAAGAATCCCATAGACAATAGAGTACATAGATACTTTCCAGACTTCTTTATCAAGTATAAGGATGCCAATGGTAAGAGTAGATCAGTTGTAGTTGAAGTTAAACCTAAAAAACAAATTAGAGAACCTAAAAAGAATCCAAAGAGGAAAACTCAAGCATGGTACTACGAGGTTAAAACATGGGTCGTAAATCAAGCAAAGTGGGAAGCAGCAAAACAATTCTGTGCTGACAGAAAATATGAATTCAAACTCATGACAGAAGACGATTTAGGTATTTCACATGATCGTAGACGATATTAAAGAACAGGCTGGTATTGAACTGAAGCCCGACGCATGGTATGTTGGTGCTTTGGAAAGATCATTGATAGAAGTTCAACAAAGACTTGGAAACACTTTTGATCAAGGTGGTGTCAGACAGGGTGACTTATTTTTCTTCTCATATAACGCTGGATCATCACAATATTTGTCATTTTGGGATGTTCAACCCTTAGCAGTCATAGTAGGATTTTTTGAAGATGGGTTCTTAGGATGTAATCTACATTACATAAATCCAGATTATCGTGATGTAATTGCAAATAACCTACTAAATAGTCGTGGAGAATCCCCAATTCCTAAAAACAGCATACATAGATATAAGTATTCTGGTATCAGAAGTATGTTCAAAGTTCCTCGTGATGAGGATTGGGCAGCTATATCATTACTACCTACTGAACAATTTGTAGATCAAAGGGGTATGAGATATCCCAAATACAAAGCATTTAACGCCCGTCATCAAAGGAGAAAAAGATAGTGTCCGAGCCTTTACAAGAGACAGAATTTGGACAAGAAATAAAGATAGATCAACCTATCACTCAAAGAGATAAGGATGGTAATGTCACAAATTACAAGGTTTTTTTCAGTGAAACTGAAGGAACAACAATTCGTGCTGTTGATGTCAGTGGTCAACTAAAACCAAATGTGCCACCAATATACAAGGATGGCGTTTATGATATGAGTCAAATAACAAGTAACTTGAATCTCTTTGTACCATCAGATCAAAGATGGAATGGGCCTGAGATGGAAAATATTCATAGAGAAATACAAACAA